GTACGACATATGAAGCGCGTTATAAATTCTTTAGAAGAAAAAGGATATATCAAACGATATAAAAACAAAAAAGGAAAAAGGCTAATTCAGGTTACAAAAATTATACAAACTCCAATAGAAATTAATGATGATGAAGATAATTTATACACAGATGCTGATGGGAAAGTTATCCACATTAGTAGTACAAAAATTATACCAGAGGGACATCCTTGTCCCCATGAAGGGACATCTATGTCACCAGAGGAGGGACATTCTTGTCACCCATATAATAAAGAAGATAATAAAAAAGATAATAAAGTGTGTGATAAATCACAACGCACACAAAAATTTGATATTAAAAAACATAACCCCTTTGGCTTAAGTGATGAGACGCTCAAAGGTTACATTGAGATGCGAAAGGCAATAAAAAAACCTTTAACTGAGCATGCTTGGAATTTATTAACCAATGAAATACAAAAAGCGGTCGATTTAGGATATACGGCTCAACAATGTATTGATGAAGCAATATTAAATACTTGGCAAGGTTTTAAAGCTGAGTGGATCCAAAACAGATATGCCGATAAAACGCAAAATAAAGCACCTAGAAGCGATTATCCAACGACAGCAGCACAAGAAGAACAGTATAGAAAAGAAAAGCAGCTAAGAGCTCAGGAAGAGGCTAAGGCATTTCGTAATTTAAAAGAAGTAGTTCACACACAAACAAGTTTATCTAATATCGCTAAAATGCGTGAAAGTTTGAAATGAATCCACATCTGACGCACATAAAATCCATATTGGACGGAACTGCTACGGTAAAAGATGCTAAATGGGAAACTAAAAAAGCCGTGGATTTGGCAAATAAATCATTGCCGAAAGACAAACAAACGAATTTGCGTGAAGTGCGTGAAAACCTAATAGCTGATTGTGATGTAGAAGATATTAAAAATGGCGAGTACACCACTGAGCAACTAGCTTTTCATATACAAGTTTGGGCTGAATCTGGTAAGCTTTGTTGCATTAAAGCTGGGGAAAACAAATAAATATGCCAAAACTTTTTTATTACTATTCTGCGATGAATGCTGGAAAGAGCACTAATCTTATACAGGCTGCGCATAACTATGAGGAAAGGGGTATGCGTGTACTTACGCTTATTCCTGCTGTTGTCGGAAGAACAAGAATAGAATCACGGATAGGATTATCAAGAGATGCAATTGTGTACGATGGAAACAGTTTGGATGCTAGTTTGTTTGATGGCGTGTCATGTGTCTTTGTTGATGAGTCGCAGTTTCTTAACAAGAGCCAGGTTATTTTCTTGGCTGGTGTTGTCGATATTTTTGATATTCCAGTGCTGTGTTATGGTTTGCGCACTGATTTTATGGGAGAACCTTTCGAAGGTAGCAAGTACCTATTGTCATTGGCAGATGAAATCATAGAGATTAAAACAATCTGCTCCTGTAGTAAGAAGGCTACGATGAACATCAGAATAGACACTGATGGGAAGCGTATTGACGAAGGCGACCAAGTACAAATAGGCGGCAATGAGAGTTATGTTTCTGTATGCCGCGCTGATTTTTTTAAGATGACAAGGTAGATTAATTAGGGCGATACATGTATTCTTGTTGTGAGCCATCACTGTTGTTGATAATGATGTTCCCATGCCCATTGTCAATTACTTGTGAACGAGATCCATCTGAATTTTCTACAAGATAATCGCCATTATCAAGTTGTGATATAGATCCAAGAGCATAAATTGGGCTAAATGCTATTGTCATAAGTATAAATACTAGTTTTTTCATTTTTTACTCCTTGGTTAAATAAAAAGTTTTGTTATAATGCCAGCGCTGACGGCCCAAATTTGGTAATGGTATTGTCATGTTTTGGTAAACCGCTCAGCACCTAGATTTGATTAATTATTTTTGATTAAGTCGCTCATAACTTGTTAAATAACGCCTGCAAAAATCTGCAAATCCGTCTAGAACGCACATATTGGCTTCACTATTTTCTGCAACAACTTCATTTTGATAATTTTCAATAGTAATTGTGTAATCGCCATTACTGTTTTTTGTAATGTAGGGATAGTAATCATCGCCCATTAAATCATAAACAGTCATATCTTCAGTGGAAGGGGGTGTTGGTTCTTCTGTGCTACTATCATATCTGTCATTCAATAACATGTTATCGTAGTAGTCACGCAATCTGTCTTCGTTAAAGTTGTTCATTATGTTCTCCGTTACTCGTTGTTAATGATTGAATTATAGCAACTTAGTTATATACGTCAAGCTTTATTTTACTAAATAATATCTATACTGTTGTGTTTGACATACAGCAACATGTTTGGTAAGTTATCATTTTAACTTGCACCCGCAGAATCATTGGTTTGCAAGGCTTTTTTTTGTAATTATAAACAACTTTATTCACAGATTTTGGGGATAACATGCATCAAAGATGTCAACAATGTAGAGGCCAAAAGTACGCAACAGGTTTAGGTGGTATGCGTAAAAAATGTTATGTATGTAATGGTGTAGGCTATATTGACATGTCTGAATTCGAAGAGCATGATGAAAGTTATGTTGAAGATTCGGCAGACATCGATGAAGAGCAAACAGAAATGGAAGAACAGGAAAGAGATGTTGAAGAAGTTTCTATGCCGCCTCAGAAGAAATCTAGAAACCGTCGTAGTGAGTAATTAAAATGGCGATGGGTAGACCTTCTATTTATAGTGAAGAATTAGCTGACCGCATTTGTGAATTAGTTGCAACTAATACTGACGGTTTGCCTAAATTGTGTGATTCCCATAACTGGATGCCAAGCCATGATACCGTTAACAAATGGCGTTATCGTTATCCTAACTTTTCTGCTAAATACGCACAGGCTAAAAGGTTTCAAGCTGAATTAATGGCTGAGCAAGTTAAAGAAATTGCGGCTGAAAAAGCTTATTATATTGACGCTGAAGGCAATCAAAAAGTTGACCCTGGATTTGTAGCCTCACAACGTTTACAAGCTGATACAGTTAAATGGTTGGCTTCTAAATTAGCACCTAAGATTTACGGCGACCGCCAGACAATCGAACAGACAGTCACTGTAAAACATGAAGATGCGTTGAAAGAGTTAGAGTGATTTAGTAAATGGCCTTAATCTGGTTCCGAATCTTTTCTCAACCATTGTTCTAAATTCAGCATGACCTTCTTCAGTTGGCTCCATGCGCTCACATTCATAACCACAATTTTGACATTGAATTCTTTTTCCTCGGTCTAATAAAGCTGGAATCCAACAATCCTCGCAAAGCATAGGGTCGTACTCTATGCAAAACTCAACTGCGTGTAGAGCATCACCAAAATTTTGAAACTCTGGTTGTATGTGTGAGTATATATAATTAAGCACTTCTTCAGACAATATTCTATTTTTGTGCAATACAAATAAATTACCTTGCACTCCACAACCAAAACAATAAAAATCACCAGTTTTTTTGTTATACATGAAAGATGGTGTTTTTTCTTCATGCATTGGGCATAGCATTGTTATAAATTTCATTCTTTCTCCAAATATCGAACTAAAGTCATTTGACTTCTAATAGCCTCGTAAGCATGTTTTGCGCCAATTAAATATTCAAAAGAGTCTGATACAACACCTTCTTTTAGTCTTTCGTTAATATCATCAAGTTGGCACGCGATCCAATAATCAAGTTTTTCTAAATTCATATTTAACATCTCCTCATGTGCTCATTTAACATCTCATCGCGTATAACCCAGCTATTCACTGGGTTTTTCATGTGATTGGGTTGCGCTAGGATTTAACTTTTCCATTTGGGAATTACAAAACCATGTTTAGTAAGTTCATCAGATAATAAGTTATAACTTTTTTTGCCGAAATTCGGAATTCTTTGTAACGCTCTTTTGTCGCCTGTTTTGAAGGCTAAATTTAAAATATCTTCGATTGTGTGCAAGCTATCGGCTAATAAGCAATTCTTAGTTCTTGCATTTAAATCTAAATCATTTATTAATGTGTTTCGAGTTGCCTTTAACTTTTGCTCTTGAACGCTCTTTATAAGCTCATTTAGATAAAATTTAGCTTTATGCAAATCTTCAATTCCGTTTTTTTGTCTCCAGCGCCAAACATATTTAATTATGTTGCCATCAACAAATGGTAAGTTTTTTACAATATCTAAGCATTCTATGTTTTTACCGCATTCACAATTAATATCAAGAGAATAGTGTTTGGGATGATTGATATTATTCATAAGACTTTAACATCTCCATTGTTTTAGCTTGTGAAATAAATCCACGCAAGCCTGGCGCGATGTTTTCTGTAATGTGGGTAATTATAAAATCAATGTATTGCGGCATCTCTGCGCCATTATAAAGTGATTTAAGGTTGGTGGCTGTGTTTTCAAGCTCATTGATGTGTGCGACCATTTGATCTAATAAATTTTTATTTTCCATTGGTTTATCCTTAATTTCTATGTTTGCAAATCGCATGTTAAATCCTACGATGCCAAGTATATCACCAATTTTGCGAACGTCATCTATACTTTGACAGTCAAAAGCAATTTGACCAATTGTATAATCTTCACTAATATCAAGTTTTATTCCCATGTTTATATCCTTATGACCAAGTTATCTGAACGTGAAAAACTAATAAGACAAAAATTAAAAGATGATTTTCCGCATTTTGCTAACAAATGCCTTAAGATTCGCACAAAAGAAGGGCAGATTCTACCGTTCACACTTAATCGTGCGCAACTTTACATACACGCCAAGCTTGAAGAACAAAGAGCGATGACTGGTAAGGTGCGTGCGTTGATATTAAAGGGCAGGCAACAAGGATGCTCTACTTATGTTGGCGCTAGATACTACCATCAAGTTATACATCGCTTTGGTACACAAGCATTTATCTTGACTCACGCCTTAGATGCAACCAACAATCTTTATAAAATGGCGCAACGATATTATGAAAATACACCAGAATTACTTAAACCGTCCGTTACCACTTCGAATGCAAAAGAACTTATTTTCGGAAAGCTCGATAGCGGATACAAATTGGGTACTGCCGAAAATCAAAGTGTCGGTCGCTCGGCGACAATCCAGCTTCTACATGGTTCTGAAGTTGCATTTTGGAACCATGCCAGCGAACACGCGAAAGGTATCTTTCAAGCAGTTCCTAACGCAACAAATACGGAAATTGTGCTTGAATCTACAGCAAATGGCGTAGGTAACTTTTTTCATCAGCAATGGCAAAAAGCCGAGGCTGGAGAATCAGAATACATTGCTATTTTCGTACCTTGGTTTTGGCAAGAGGAATACCAATCTGACATTCCGTCAAACTTTGTCATGACAGTTGACGAAGAAGATTTAATGCATCAATATAGACTGACTATTAATCAGATTGCTTGGCGCAGAAACAAGATAACAGAATTTAGCGTCAATGGCACTGACGGCGTGAAGTCATTTATGCAAGAATATCCTTGCAACAGTGCTGAGGCTTTCCAGTTAACTGGCGAGGATAGTTATGTCTCTAATGAGCTTGTGCTTCGTGCTCGGAAAACAGAGCAAATCGATGATTATGGGCATCTTGTTGTCGGTGTTGACCCTGCTCGGTTTGGCTCTGATAGATCAGCAATTATCAGGCGGAAGGGAAGAAAAGCGTTTGGTTTACAAACTTATGTCAAAAAAGATACGATGGAAATCGTTGGAATTGTCAACAATATCATTGTTACAGAGCAACCTACCAAAGTTTTCATAGATATTGGTGGCTTGGGCGCAGGGATTGTTGATAGACTAAAGGAGCTAGGACATGGGCAAGTTGTCATCGGGGTCAATGCTGGCTCAACACCGCTTGATGGTCGTAAATACAGTAACAAGCGGTCTGAGATGTGGGGAGAACTTAAATCCTGGCTTGAAGATGAGCCTTGTCAAATACCTGACTCTGATGAACTCCATTCTGACATTTGCGGAACACGTTACAAAATTGATAGCAACTCACGATTAGTTATGGAAAAAAAAGAAGAAATGAAAAAGCGTGGAATACGTTCAAGTGACTGTTCCGATGCCTTATGCCTCACATTTGCTTTGCCAATAACACAGATAACAAATAGTAGCAAAACAAGCCAGACTGCTGGTAAGATTATGGGTAAACAAAGAACGTTGCTCAACGCTAAGGGACAGCTCTATGGTAACAGTAGCTAAAAGTGCATCTGATAAGCTTGCACGGATTAAAGAAGATGTTTCTACGTCTTATAAATATTTTCAAGATAACTATAAAAGATTTCACGAGTTTCGAAAATATATTTTTAAAGAATCTATAACTGAGCAGCAAAAAGCAGCTATGATGCAATTGCATCGTCCTGTGCTTGAGTTTAATATTTTAGAAGCTTACATATCACGTCTTCTCGGTGAATTCGCACAACAAGAGCCAAGTATTTGTGTGACCCCCGCTGAAGGCGTACCTATACCTTATGAAGTTTTAAATGTGGTAGAAGGGCATATTAGACACATACTTCATCAAGCTGATAAAGATTCTTTCAGTTATGAGATTTATAAAGATTTGCTATCTGGTGGTTATTCAGCTGCAAAAGTTTGGACTGATTACTCAAGTCCGATGAGCTTCAATCAACAAATTTATCTTTCACGCGTTTTTGACCCAACATTATGTGGTTTCGACCCAGCCGCTCGTGCGTCTCATAAGGGTGATGGCCAATATTGTTTTGAAGTTTTTCCTATGGATGTAAAAGATTTTGAACGCGACTACCCCGATGTAGAACTCAAAGGAATCAATTACGAAAGGGACTTCGAGGGGTTTAATTGGTCATATAAAGATGCCATGGGCAAAAAACTTATTCTTGTTGTCGACTATTTTGAGAAAAAGAAAAGACGTACTCGCATTGTAAGACTTGCTGATGGTCGAGTTATGACAGTCAAAGATTATGAGCGAATGCAAGCATATTGGGAAGAAATGAATTTTATTGAGCAGCTTCCAATTGTAATGGGCAAGCCGCGTTGGACAGAACTTGAAACAGTTTGTCGATATCGTTTGATTGAAAATCAAGTGCTCGAATATGAAGAAACAGATTATACTTTTTTGCCTTATGTATTTATTGATGGCAATTCAATCAATTTGACCCAGGGCACATCGAATACAACTTACCAGATGACGCGCCCTTACGTTTATCACGCCAAAGGTATTCAAGACCTCAAAAACTTCGCAGGTATTAGTTTAGCAAACTACTTAGAAAACCAAATACAATCTAAGTTTATTGTGATGAAGGAAGCTATTCCCCAGGAAGACGATTACATTGAGGCGCTAACTGATATTCAAAAAGCCAATACAATTGTAGTGAATGCGTTTTATGAAAACGATCCAAACAAAGCAATTCCGCAACCTATTAGGGAAGTGGTTAATCAAGGCGCACCACCTGAAATTATGGGTGCATTCCAAGTTACCGACCCCACTACGCAAACTATCTTGGGTTCTTACGCTTCTAATCTCGGTCGAGACGACACAAGACTGTCTGGTAAAGCTGTTATTGAAACAGCATCTCAAGGAAACTCTGCCGCAATGCCTTATATTGTCGGTTACTTACAGGGTTTAACACAAATCGGAAATATTATTGTTGACTTAATGCCAAAATATTTAGTTGGCAAGCGCACAATTCCTTTAATTGATAGTAATGGCGAACAGTCTTATCAAGAAATTAATATGGAAGGCAAGCCTATACTTGATTACAAAGATAGAGCAATTAAAGTCAATATTGATGCTGGCGTAAATTTCCAAGTGCAAAAAAACAAAGCATTAGAACAAATAGTGGCATTGATGCAAGCTAGTCCTCAATTTGGTCAGTTTATGAATAGTCCTCAGGGCCTAAAAATCCTTGTATCTAACTTAACTGTTTACGGCGCTGATAGATTACAAGAATCGATTGAACCATATTTACAAGAACAACAAATGCAACAGCAACAAGCAATGCAAATGCAGCAACAAGCTATGTCGCAGAACCCGCAAATGATTCGTGCGCAAGCTGAAATGATTAAAGCTCAATCTGATGTACAACAAAATCAAATTGAAAATCAGTTTGAATTGGCTCGCTTAGCTACAGAAAAAGAATTAGCTGATGCAAAAATACTTGAAGCCGAAGCAAAAATATCGCAAGCTCAAATTGATAGTGCTGTGCGTTTGGAAGAGTCACAAACCAGCCTTGAAGTACATGCGCTGGAGTCGGCGGCAAAACTAGCTGAAGTGCAACAACGCGCTCAGGCGCACGGCTTAAAAATGAATAAAGAACTTAAAGATTTAATGCAAGGAGCGGAAGAAAATGAGCAAATATAAAATCACTGAACATCACATTACCCAACCTGGTGGCGTGGAAAAAATGAAGCGTGATGGTTATACAAGAAGCGAAATCATGCAAACCATGTATAAAGTTACAAATGGCGCATCTAAAGATGAAAGAAGTAAAATTGTTTCTGACCTATTCAGGAAGGATTAATGAAGACTTTGCTCAAAGACGAAAGCGGCTCTGATGTTGTGTTGCCACGCGTAACAGACGTACAGCCTGTTGCTAATTGGTGGATATGGAAACCAAATGGCATGTTTGAACGAGCAATTGCGCTTGTGATATTTGATTATTTTGAACCAGAAATGGAAGTCATTGAGCAATCTACAGCCCTGATGGGTGTTTCTGATTTAGGCTTGGCATCAATGGTTGAAATTTTAAGCGAAGAGCGTAATTATATATATTCTGAAACTTATCCTGGAAGCTAATCATGAAAAAGAAAGCACCTGCAAAATCAGCAAAACATATGGATGTAGCACAAGACAAAAAACTTATTTCTAAAATGATTAAAAAATCTGAAAAGAAAGATGTTAAAGAAGACAAAGCCATGATGAAAAAAATGATGAAGGGGAAATGCAAATGAAACAAGTAAAAAAAGAAATAAAAAAAGGCATGCTTGTAAAAGGGAAAGCAGCCGCCACCCCTAAAGGTATGTCTCATAATGTAAAAGTTATGGAAAA